TCATCATGCCGAAAGCTCCAGATAGAGCGCCGTCCAAGTAACCGCTGAGCAAAATCCGCCAAACAACATGAGTTCCAGTAGCATCGTGTTTCCCCTTTTCGGCCCGGCTCTCTGCCTGGCTTCAAGTACTGTATACGGTACTGGCGAAGCAAAACTCAAGGGTTCATTTCAACTTTCGCAGATTGTCCGCGAAGTACCCCAAGGCAACCCACCCATGCCCAGAGAACCGAATTAGTTCGGAGCCGATCAGCGAGCCGATCAACGAAGGCTTGCTTGGATCCAAAGCCGCCTTGATTTTGGGCTCTGACACGCCGTCCGAACGGAGCATCTCACTGAGTGCAGACCTTCCAATGTAGGGGTCCTGAGAGTTGGGCAGCATCTCTGCCCCGGAAGCGAACCAGCACCTGGACCAGGTCCGCTGGGCATCGGTTATCTTGGATGGTGGCTTGGGCTTGGGTGGCTCAGCGTCCTCAGATTCCTCAGCGGCATCTCTAGAAAGCGCCTCTTTTCGTTTGGCGTCGTAAAATTCACTCAATCGTGATTCCCGATGCTCATCGACCGCCACCTTGCGGTCCTCAATTTCCAAGCGGCGCACTTCGATAACAGAGAGACGATCGTCCAAAACCAGGCGACGCTCCTCGAACGCTAGGCGCTGCCTATCAAACTCCAGGCGTTGCTCATCGAGAGCCAGGCGGCTGGCGTCGAGGCTCATTCTTCCACCTCGCCGTCAAGCTCTTCGGTGGCCTCAGAATCTTCAGGCTCATCAGAACCTGGCAACCACTCACAGCTCAACATAATTCTGAGGTTGTCCTCTTCAATCCTCATGTTTCGTTCCTTGAAGGCCAGGCGGCGCAATTCGAGCGCTTGGCTACGCTGCGTAATTTCCAGGGCCTGCTCAGCAATGATCGCTCGCCGCTCATCAAGACTCATTGGGTTGTTATTCATGGCCCAACGTTAGACTAACGTTAACACGGAATCAACACCTTTCTGTTGCCCAGCTCTCCAGGTAGGCACGGACCACGCTTGCCAGCGTCTCACCGGGCGCGAGAGCCTCCCGAAAACGCCGTGCCTCAGTCGGGGTCAACCGGACACCTATTCTGTTGCCGTCCGCCGTCGACGACTCGCCGCGCGTTACTGGCCTGCCTAGTTTCTTTGCCGCCATGGGTTTGACCTTACTTGCGTACGGACGGATTGTATATGTGTGATATGTAAGGTTATGTAGGGTGGTGTGTGTTCTCTCAACCATCATCTGCAGTGCCACAAGGTACCCCCCATAGGGTCCAACCCGCGCTTGCCCCCGGAACCCAAGGGAGGGGGGCGCTTGCGCCGCGGGTATTGACATAGGCTCGTCCTAATGGTAATTGTCTAGTAATCTTCGATAGCTGGCCTTTTGGGGGCCGCTTGGAACCTAGACGTGTGGCATAAAGTGGTTTTTCCTGAATGATTTCATAGGGTTACGTATGATAGATAGCGTTTCTAAAGGGGTTTTGGTTCATAGGGTTAGAAAAAAGAGGGAAAAACAGCTTCAATACGATTCAGATCCGAACACGTTCTTCGAGGATGCTGAGAAGCTTGCGATGCGGTTGTTTTTGGTTTCAGGCGCACTGGTGAAGGCCGAGATGAAGAAGGCCAAAGCATGCAAGTCTGGTGAGGGATTTAGCGATCGGCTCGAAAACGAAGTGAAGGCTAGGATCCAGAAGCAGCTGATTCACCAGCTCATGAAGGGCCTAGAGTCCAAAATACCTGGTCTATTGGCGGTGGTAGCCGAGATGAAGGACGGCGAGTTTTCCCCGATCAAGCTGTCGCCAAAGGAGGCCAAGGTCCGAAAGGCCATCCTGACTGAGCAGGACATCAAGCGGTTCGGCAGCCGACGGTGCGAGGTCTGCTGCAAGATGATCCTAGCCTTCGAGCCAGTAGTCTACGCAGTGCAAGACGCCAAGAATCGCATCTGGCACGCGGCGTGCGCGGTGACAGAGGAGCCGGCCAAAACGACCCTACGGAAATACGTGGTGCTGGAGAAGCACATCGAAAGGCACGGAATCCAGGATTGCAGGGTATGCAGCGAGCCCATGATGCTGGGCACCGAGGTGTCATGGAAGGTCGGTAGCACGCCCATTCACTCGGCTTGCCAGGAATCCGAGGACTCGGCGGGTCCTGAGGCATCCGACGACGAATCCTGTGATTGGCTCCCCACATGACCAAGACCGAGGAGATCCAGATAGCTCGCGATCAGGCCCGCGACCTGCGCATGCGTGGGAAAAACTACTCTGAGATCTCCAAGCGGCTCAACATCACCCCAGAGTGGGCGTTTGCCTACGTCCATGACTCGGTGGCGCTGCCCAGCCAGAAGAAGGCCATGGCGGTCGAGCGAGGCGTCGCCGCCGCTCGCCTGGACCTGGCTGTGGGAGAGGCCATAGGCATCCTCGAAGACCTCTCAGAGTCCACTGACACGCGGCTCAAGGCGATCGTGACCTTGGTGGCTCTCGAGGGCCGGCGTGCCAAACTCCTAGGCCTAGACGCTCCAGAGCGCCTCATTGCCGCCATGGCGTCGCTCGAGGAGGCGCCCGAGGAGCAGCGTACGCCCGCCAAGGCCGCCGAGGTCATGCGGCGCGCCTTCGGGCTCGTGGGCCCAGCAACTGACACCGGCGATATCGTGGCCCATGGCGAAGAGCAAAATGATCTCTGAAAAAAAACCAATCGGCCGACCCTTCTCGAGAGGAGGTCGTTCCAATGTGCCTGGAACAAGACTAGATGTCTGTCTGACCCAAGAGGAGCGGGCCCGCTACCGAGACGCGGTTAGGGCCGGCGAGACGCTGTCTGGAGTGGTGAGAGGACTTCTAGAGGCCTGGGCCACGGAAAGAGGCTCTTGACTTCTATCCGTATGGAACTAATATTGGGGCATGATCGGAGAGAAGTTTGGGCGCTGGACGGTTTTGAGCAAAGCAGCCAGCCGTAGAGGCTCGGCCGTGTTCAATTGCAGGTGTGACTGTGGGACTGAGAGACCCGTGCTTTCAGATAGCCTTGAGGAAGGCAAGTCACGGTCTTGTGGGTGCCTGCAAAAAACCCATGGCCATACGAGCAGGGGGCTTGGTCAGAATCATCACCTATACGGAACGTGGGCCAACATGCGACAGCGGTGCACCAACGAAAATGCCAGAGATTTCTCCAACTACGGCGGAAGAGGCATCAAGGTCTGCGATCGGTGGAGTGACTTCGCGAACTTCCTCGCAGACATGGGTGAGCGTCCGGCTGGCACGACGTTGGATCGCATCGACAACGATGGCAACTACGAGCCTGGAAACTGCCGCTGGGCGACGGCGAAAGAGCAAATCGACAACCGCAGGTGCACCGTTTGGCTGACTGCTTTCGGCAGCGAGCGGTCTGGACTCACCGCTCATTGCATAAGACGAAGAATCAAAGCGGGCCGCATTGCGTAGCAGGTCCTCGCTCAAACCGGCCCGTTGGCCTATCAGCACTAGACCTTCATTTAGCTCTGGCAGTGCCGCGCTACAGGTGTATACTCAATGCATGAAGACGAAGCGAATCACGAAGAGCCAGATGAACGAGCTGACCACGACCTTCCAGGGCATCATGAGCAACCTCGGCCGAGTGCCCACACTTGAGCAGGTCAAGGCCGAGGCCGATGTGCCCAGCCACATTGCCGACGCATGGTGGGCAGGCGACTTCGAGGCTGGCAGTTCCGACGACCCGACCTGAGACCAACGGGGGCCTTCGGGCCCCAGAAACGAAAACCATGAAAAACAACGTAATTATCGACGGAATCTCATTCTCGCACGAGACGGCCCGGACCCTCGAGTGTGCCGCGGTTCGGCCCCACGAGGACATCAAGGGCCTCCGGCGTGGCGACCTCACCCGAGCGTCGCTACTGGCGCTCTGCCTCGACGGCTCAGACCCCGCCGACTCGGAGAGCTGGCACGAGTACGTGTCGGCCGTAGCGATCGCGGCAGGTGTGACGTGAGCCCAGCAACGGCCCTCCAGGAGGCAGTGACGGCGACATGGGCCGAGGTGAAGGCGGCGGAGGCCGAGATCGCGGCACTGGAGGTTGTGCGGTACGCGCCCCACAAGACCAAAAAATCACTCGCCGCTGCCAAGGCGGCTTGGGTGGCAGCTTACGACGCAGGCCGCGCGCCTTGGGACGCGTACTACCGCGCAAAAACAGCGCTGGCCGAGGCGGATGCGATCGCGGCAGGTGTGTCGTGAGTCCCGAGGCTAGAGAGCGGGAGAGAGCGGCAACTAGGGCTTGGGATGCGCTAAGTGCAGCCATTTCCGCCAAGCGGTCCGCCGGCGACCGAGAGGACCGGGCCTACGAGGCCTGGGAGGCGGCAGAGGCGCGCGTGGCAGCCGCAAAAACGGGCACGTCGGCCTAAATGATGCTCTAGTGCATTTAGGCATTGCAGCCCTGCTCTAGACCTGCAATAGATACTGGGTGAGGCAGAGAGCCTCCGAGAAAAAGGAAAACAAAAATGACCAAAACCATCTACACCGCATACCTCGTTCTCCCCCCATTCGCCCGGGAGAAGGGGCAGGAATTCACCAACCTCCGCTTGGCCAAGCGCACCATGCGCAAGGCTCTCAAGGAGGCCGGATTTGGCTGGATCGCGCGCATTGAGACTGACGGTATGGAGCGCATCACAATCTCCGGCTGAGCAATCGCCGGCTGAGCCTCACCGCCCCCGCGCTACCAAGCCCGGGGGCTGGGGCCGTATGAGACCCCACTCCTCCGCACCCATCAATGTCCTACGCGCCGCGCTTGCTGGGCCGTTCCTCTCGCTCAGTGGCTCAGCCGAGAAGCTGATAACTGAGGCCATGCGCCTCAGCTCCACTCTTACGGAGGCCGCCGACGATCTCGGCATCAGCCTGGAGGCGCTACGGCGGCTTCGGGCCGACTTCCCTCGTCTAGACCGGCTGGCCGGCCGGTGAATCAGGACATAGACCCAGAATCGACCGACGATTTCATCGGCAACCTCCTTCGGCGAGACCGCTGGATTGAGCGCCGCGCCAGGGAGCTCCTAGCGAGGCAGGAGGCAGAGTCTGACGTTGGGCAGTGGACAGCTAGCGGTGTGACCTGCGACCTGGCATGAACTTGACCATTGGCTCTCTATTTTCAGGCATCGGCGGCCTTGAGCTCGGGCTGGAGCGCTCAGGGCTGGGCCACACGGTCTGGCAGGTCGAGCAGAGCCCCTGGGCGCGGCAGGTGCTCGCGAAGCACTGGCCACAGGCTGAAAGGTACGAAGATGTCAAAACAGTTGGCGCTGGAATTCTCGACCCCGTCGACGTTATCTGCGGAGGTTTTCCATGCCAGGACGTGTCCAGCGCGGGCAAAGGCGCGGGCCTTGCTGGCAGCCGCTCGGGCCTCTGGTATGAGTTTGCCCGCATCGTCGGCGAGCTCAAGCCTCACTGGGTCGTCATCGAGAACGTCGCAAGCGGAGCTCGCAAATGGGTCGACGCGGTCACAGCCGGCATGGGACAGCTCGGCTATGGCGTCTTACCGGTCCCGCTGTCGGCGAGCGATGTTGGCGCTCCTCACCGAAGAGCGCGCGTCTTCCTGGTATGCTGGCGCCCTGCTCGCGACTCCCACGGCCACCGCGAACCAACTCTGCCCGAGCATGGCCAAGCATCCCGGGTGTGTGGAGTGGCAAACGGTCCACCCCACTGGTCCGCTGCTCCCGAGTTTCGTGGAGTGGATGATGGGGTTCCCAATCGAGTGGACCGCCTGCACGCACTCGGAAACGCCGTCGTCCCGCAGTGCGCCGAGGTAATCGGGCACATTGTGCAAGAGCTTGACAACGCGCTACAGTAGTGCGCAGTGCACCCTACTCTCGCAGCCATCAATCAGGGGTTCCCAGCCAGGGATGCGGCGGCGGTGCGTGCTTGGTCTGGCACGTTTTTTGACTTCCAACGCGAGTGGCTCTTGGACATGCATCGCTATGCTGCCCTGGTCAAAGCTCGCCAGATAGGGTGCTCCCATACGTTCGCGGCGTGGGCTGTTTTGCGCGGTCTATGGGGTCAATCGTGCGTGCTCGTTTCCAGGGCCGAGCCGGAGGCCATTGATCTACTCGGCGTCGCCAGGAAGCACGCGATGGCCCTGGAGGAGCTGGGTTGCAACTGGGCACGCATCACGAGCCCGCCGAACCAGCTGTCATTTACGATGGTAAGCGGTGCTGAGATTCGGGCCACCACCAGCAAGGCCGCTGGCCGTGGCTTCTCGGGCAACGTTGTGCTCGACGAGTTCGCCTACCATGAGAGGCCCGAAGACGTGTGGGACAGCGCCCTCGCCGCTTCGACGCATGGGTTTTCGTGCCGTATCGGCAGCACGCCAAACGGCGTCGGCAACCTGTTTCACCAAATCATCACAGAGCTTGGTTCGCCGACTCCGAAAAAACCCGACGACTGGAAAACCTACGTCACGACCATCGATGATGCGATTGCCTCTGGCATGAGGCTTGATCTCAAGTTTTGCTGGACAATGGCCCGCGATGACCCACGGGTCTACGCCCAGCTTTTCAAAGGCGCCTTCCTCGACGGCGAGATGCAATATCTCCCCAATGAGCTGTTAGTGAGAGCCACCAAAGAAGGCCTACCGGTTTACGGTCAATGCTACGGCGGTATCGATATCGGCGAGACGCGGGATAAGACAGTTCTCAAGGTCATTAAAGGCATCAACGGTGTTTACCGCGAGCTGCACTCGGAGACTCATAATAAGACCGACGACATCCTCCTAGCTCGCATCATTCGCGACGCGTTCGAGGTGCATGGGTGCCAGCGCGTTGCGATTGACGGCACAGGCATGGGCTCGTTCCCGGCCAAGGCGGCTCGGCGTGACTACGGCTCGAAGTTGGAGGTCGTCACGTTCACAGCGCCGCTCAAGGAGAGCCTCGCCACTGGCATCTATCAGGCCATGGTCACGGGCAAACTGGAGTTGTGCAAGGACGCGCCAGAGGCAGTGCAGACTCGCGACGACCTTGCCTCTATTCGGCGCATCGTCACCACGGCGGGCAACGTACGATTCGACGCCGCGCGCAACGCTAGGGGGCACGCAGACAGGGCCTGGGCCCTCATGCTGGCCTTGCATGCGTCCGAGCACGCTGGGGTGCGCACGGCGTACTCTGACCTCCGTGGCATACTCGGCAGGTCAATCGGGTAGATTGCATGACGGTGGCCCTCGTGACAGGCAACGCTCGCACACAATGCTAAATTCACTCCCCGAACTGGCGACTCTCGATGGCGCGCAAGCTCCGAAGCGCTCCGCGGCGCGCATGCGCATCGAGCAGTGGACGCCTGGCATTTCTGTCACTTGGTCGCCAAGCGATTTGCGGCAGGCGGTGGCCGATAACCGACGCGGTCTATTCTCGCGCTCGTCTCAGCTGGCCGAGTCGATGCTGGCTGATGACGAGTATACGTCGAGCCTCAATCGAGCGATCGACGAGGTTCTGTCTTCTCCGTTTTCGCTCATGCCCGAGACCGAGGACGGCGACCCCATCTCAATCTCGGAGTTGATTGCAGAGCAGCTCGGCGCGCAGTGGGGCAAGTGCATCACTGAGGAGGCCATGGCCTCGATCCTAGGCTGGTACCTGGGCATTGGCGCGGCTGTAGCCACCATCGACTGGGACAAGGAGTGGCGCCCGTATTTGCGAGTCCTACACCCACAATTCATGTGGTGGGATTCGGAGCTGTTGAACGCGCGCGGTCAGCTTGGCGCGATGATGTACCAGACGCGCAACGGCGCAGTTGAGATCACGCCTGGCGACGGCAAGTGGTTTTTGATGGGCTCGCGAGAGTCCTGGGCGTCGTGCGCCGTTGCTGCCATCGGCGAAAACTGGTTCGTCAAGCGCTGCGCTTGGCGCGACTGGCAGCGCTACAACGAGCGCCATGGCCTGCCCATCATCAAGGCCTTCGTGCCGTCGAGCGCTGAGGCTCAGGACAAGCGCTCGTTCATTCGCGACGTCTCGCGCGTTGGCTCTGACACGACCGTTGGCCTACCTACGCACCTCGGCCCAGACGGTGAGCAGTTTGATTTGGACCTGTTGGAGGCCAAAGATCAATCGTTCGATTCGTTCGAAAAGACGCTCGCGCGATGCGACCGCAAGATTCAGATTTTTTTCCTCGGCAGCAACGTCGGCTCCGAGACGACTAGCGTTGGTTCGCGCGCCGCATCTGAGGCCTCTGCTGACGTCACCAAGCGCATTGCGTCCTCTCGGGCACGGCGTTTCGGCACCTACCTGCGAGACCAGCTGGTGACGCCGTGGGCGCTCTGGACTGTGCCCGGTGCCACGCTTGACGCGATGCCATGGCCGAGCTGGCAGGTCATTGCCGGCCTCGAGGAGAGCACGTCTATCCGCTGGGGCGCAGTCGCCGACGCTATCGCCAAGTGGTCGACGGCTGGGTACGACGTCAAAAACGCCATCGACATCGCCGCCGAGCTGGGCTTGACGGTGGAAGAGAAACCCGCTCCCGAGCCCGGCGCCATTGACCCCAAAACAGGCCTCCCTGTGCCGCCTCTCATGGTGCCTGCTGAGCCCGGCATGCCCGCCGAGTCTGTGCCCGCCGAGTCTGTACCCGCCGAGGAGGAGGCGCTCACTGCCGGCGGTCTGGATTTCGGCCAGGTCCTGGGGCGGCACCGGCGCATTGCCATCGTCGGCGGACCAAGGGTCGGCAAGACCACGCTGTCCAAGCGCGTCAGTGACCGCAAGGTCGTGTCTACGGACGATTTCATCCGCCAGCCATGGGGCTCTGTCCCGACGCTCATTCAGGGCGCCGTAGCGCTCGAATCGGCGTTTATCGTGGAAGGCGTCCAAGCGGCTCGGTTCCTGCGCAAGGGCGGACAGGTGGACGCCGTGATTCGGCTTGACCGCCCGAAGGTTCCGCGGACCAAGGGCCAGGAGACCATGGCCAAATCGGTCAACAAGATTTTTGACGAGTGGGCGAGCGGCAACAGGTCGACGCCGGTATACCTAGAGCACGAGACCAGCATGGGGCCACGGTTTCGCCGGGCCTAATGCATATCACCCTGGAAATCTGATAAGGATAAATTATGAGTCGTAATCGGACTGAGCAGCAATTCGAAACCCGTGGTGAGGGGCACGCGTCGTCTGCCTTGAGCGAGGCTCTGGGTGACAAGCGCGAGGTAGATCCTCCTGTCCTTCGTCCGACGGTGGGCCGTGACCGCGAGGTCGAGTCCGATGATGATTTCGTGCTGCCAGCTGCCCAGCCGCCCAGCGAGGTCAACCTGACTCGCCAGTCACTGGCCTCGATGGTCGGCGACGCGCGCGCTCTCGAGATGATTCCCCTCTCGCCTGGAGAGCCTGGCTATGTCGGTTGAATTCGAGCAGCTCGGCGCATTCGGTTTGCTCGGAGACGAGCCGCCGACCGAAATCAAGCTCTTCAGTTTCGGCACAACTGAGACTCGTAAGGGCTCGTTCGTGCTCGACGCCGCCGGCGCTGCTTCGGTTATGGAGGCGTTTTTCGATGGCGGCATGGACCGTCTGCCGTTTGACGCTGGTCATGGTCAACTGGCTGGTTCCAGCGCGCATCCGGCGGCTCACAAGTCGAAGGGGTGGTTCCTTCCTGAAGTGCGCGTGGACGGCCTGTATGCCTCCGATATCCAGTGGACCAAGAGCACCAAGGCAGAGCTAAGCGACCGTGAGTGGCGCTTTTTCTCGCCAGCAATCCGGTTCGACGGCGCGAGCCGACGGATCCTCGAATTGATCAATGTGGCCCTGACTAATCAGCCGGCCACCAAAAATCAGCGCCCGTTGGTGCTGAGTGCAACCCCCGACAAGGTAGACGATGAAATGAAACCCATCCTGGAGAAGCTCGGCGTGGCCGATGAAACCGGTGCGCTCGCTGCGATCGCCGGATTGGAGTCCCAACTGAGCATGGCTACGGCCGAACTCAGTGCCGTTACTGGCGAGCGAGATTCGCTCAAGACGCAACTCGCAACGCTCACCGCTGCGGCGGTCAAAGAGAAGCGCGACGCTGCTATCACCAAGCTCATTGAAGACGGCAAGCTCGCGCCGGCGCAGAAGCCGTTTGCTGAGTCGCTCTCGATGGAGCAGCTCGGTCAATTCGCCGAAACGCTCACTGCCATTCGGCCCGTCTCTATCGAGAGCGGCACCGAGATCGCGACCCTCAGTTCCGAGGAACTCGACGTCTGCGCGAAGCTCGGAATCAAGCCCGAAGATTTCCTCAACACCAAGGCCTCGGCCAAGAAAGGTGGCCGCTAATGGTCGCTCTCGCTGCAAATCGTGACACCCTCGAAATAGATTCTTCTTACGCTCAACTGACCGGTGACTACGGCGGCGGCGTCCCTCTCGCGGCTGGCGTGTTCTACAAGGGCGCCATCGTGTGTTGGGATTCGGCGGACCAGAGGATCAAGCCTGCCGTTACCAGCACCACGCTCACGACCATGGGTCGTTGCGAGGAATTCGTCGCGCTAGGCTCGACGGTCACCAGCATCCGAGTTCGCTCGGGCATTTTTGGCTATGCCATGGGCACCTCCGGTGACGCACTGGTCCAGGCCGATGTAGGCGCCTTGGTTTACCTCATTGACGACCAAACGGTCGCCAAGGTCTCAACCGATCGCTCTATCGCCGGCCGATTGTACAAGGTCGTTGGATCGATCGCCTTCGTCCGTATCGATCCGCTCATCTGAGCTTAGGAGCGCACCAAAATGATCATTACCCCTACGACTCTCCAAAATCTCCAAACGGGATTTTCCACCTCCTATCAGCGAGGATTTGAGCGGACTCCGCAGTTCACCGACGCGTTCACCATGACCGTGCCGTCGACGACGGACCTGGAAACCTACGGCTGGATGCTTGATTTGGCGGACCTCCGCGAGTGGGTTGGCCCTCGCCTGATCCGCAACTTCGTGACTGCCTCCTACCAGATCCGCAATAAGAAATACGAGTTGACCTACGGCGTGAGCGTGGACGAAATCGAAGATGACCGTCTCGGACTCTACGACATGAAGTTCGAATTGATGGGCTACCGCTCGAAGGTCTGGAAGGACAAGCTCCTTGCTACGGCTCTCCAGGCTGGTGTTTCCACGGCTTCATTCGACGGCGTGAACTTTTTCGCTACGACCCATCCGCTCAACCCGGCCGGCAACCAGTCGAACAATTTCACGAGTTCGGCTCTCACTTCCGCGAACTACAACACCGTCCGCACGTCGATGATTGGCTACACGAGTAACAACGGCGACAACCTGGGCATCATGCCCAATCTGTTGGTGGTTCCTCCGCAGCTCGAGATTGCGGCTCGGGAGATTGTTTCGATCCCGACGATCGCAGCCGGCGGCGGCAACCCGTACTTCGGCACGGCTCAGGTTCTGGTCGTCCCGGCTCTCGCGAACCAGGCAACCACCTGGTACCTCATGGACACGTCGAGCCCGATCAAGCCCCTGGTTTTCCAGGTGCGCCAGGCTCCCATGTTCGCTCAGCAGACGTCGCCGGACAGCGACGCTGTCTTTCACCAGGACATGTACTTCTACGGCGTAAAGGCCCGTGGCGGCGCAGGCTACGGCCTCTGGTTCAACGCAGCTCGCTCAATTGCCTGAGTTGTTTTGATTCTGACTGGCCCCCATGCTTTCGAGCCTGGGGGCTTTTCGGGTGTGAGCCAGTACGCAACGATTTCTGATTTCTACGACCTCGGCCTCAAGGCAGATGCGCTCGAAGAGGTCGTCGATGACGTGCTCAATTTGCACCTCATCACTGAGTCGAGCGTGGTCGACAGCTACCTCGGCTCTCGCTACTCGCTGCCGCTCATCACGCCGTTTCCAGGCGCTCTAACTCGCGTCGTTTGCGACCTGGCGGCCTACTCGATTTTGATGCGGCGGGGCTACAATCCCGAGACCTACGATCTGAACTACGAGAAGCGCGCCATGGCTGCGCTGGAGTGGCTCAAGATGATTTCCAACGGCGCGCTGTCGCTGCCGGGCGTGATTGACTCCACTCCAGGGCTTAATGACGGCTCGCCGTTGGTTTACTCTCAGCCCATGCGCGGTTGGCGATGAGCAACAGTATCGCCATTGGCAAATTGCTCGTGGCGGCGAAAGCTTGTGGGTCGCTCGATGAGGCGCTCACCGAGGGCGGCGTTGCCGCGGCCAAGGAGACCGAACGCTTGATCGCGGACGGTTTCAAGAATGAAAAATCCCCCTACGGCCGCAAATGGCCGGCGCGCAAGGACCCACGGAGCGGCTCGCACCCTATCCTGGACAAGTCCGGGCGTCTCAAGCGGTCATGGTCGGTTAAGCACGAGGAGCCGCGCATCTTGATTCGCACGACCGGGGTTGATTACGCAAAGTATCACCAGAGCGGCACCAGGCGCATGCCAGCGCGTCGCATGATCCCAGAGGGCAAGCTGCCGCCCAAGTGGGCCAAGCTCATTGGCGCCCGTGTAGCGCGCGCCCTGAGCGAGATGCTGCGCAAGGGTGGGTTTCGCTGATGCCCGGCAACCGCATCACTCCAAACCTCTCGCGCTTCGGACGATTCGTCGCAGAGGTCGAGACCAACCTTGCCGATACCACGGTCGAGTTTCAGTCGGGTCGCGCGCGCGAGGGCGAGCACGGCATACGGCGTCGCGTCATGATGTACCGAGATGGTGGGCTCATACTGGCTCCCAAGCGCGCCGGTGGGGCGATGGTTGGCGGTGAGAGCGGGACGCGCATCCCCACGATTTACGACCGGCACGAGTCGGTAGCTGTTGTCCTGCATGCTGAGAGCGAGGAATCGCTAGACCAGTTGCTCGACAACATGATCAACGCCATCGACAAGGTGGCACCAAATGGCGGCATAAATTGGGAGAATTACGAATGGAACGAGAACGAAATAGCCCAAAGGGTGCCGCAAATCCGGCTCCGGTTCGCGGTGAAATTGCCGGTGGCGGAGGAGATTCGGCCGCTCACGATCATCACGGCGGAGGAGATGGAGTTTCACTTCATCGTGCCGCCGGAGACGCTGGACCTTCCGGGCCCCGATTGACGGTGGCTCAGCACGGCGCCTTGCTCACTGGCAATGCTGTGCACATCTACGCTGGCGCGCGCGTGCATTACGGTTGGGTCGAGCACGAGCATCACTACGCCGACCGACCCGTCATGCTCACGGCGTCAGAGTTTGCCGAGGCCCTGGCGGCCTCCGGCGCATACCCAGTCAAACCTCTGTTAGAGATTGCAAAGGCTAGCGCCCACACCGGCGCTCCACCCAAAGGCTCCTGACCCATGCCCAATATCCCCGCATCAAATATTACGATTGTAGATCCTGGGCTTGGCGTCACGACGCCCGCTCAAATGCGCCCCATTGTGATGGGCGTCACCAACGCAGGCACAGCCAACGTGCTCAATTTTTACTCGTCTCCGGCCAAGCTTGTCGCCGAGATGGGCTACGGCCCGGCGGTTGAGGATGCTCTGCAAATCCTCGCCTACGCCGGCGGCCCGGTTGGTTTCGTAAAAATGGACAATTCGGTGGCAGCCACCAATGGAGCCATCACCAAATCTGGCGCCGGGCCCACGGTCACGCTCGCTGGCGCGGCTTCATTCGATTTCTCGGCCATCGTAGAAATCACGCTCGCTGGAATTCTTGGGGCTGGCAAATTCCGCTACACGCTGGATGCCTACTTGGGCGACACGCTCGAAGAGCGCACCTATTCGGGAACCATCACGATTCCGGCCGGCGGAACCTACCTCATCCCTGGCACCGGCATCACGCTGACGTTCCCGGCTGGCACCTACGTGCTGGCTGAGACCTACAGCTGGACGAGCAACGTGGCCTCGTTCAACGGCACCGACGTTACCGCGGCACTCACGGCGATCAACGCGAGCCCCCTCGATTGGCGCTTCCTGCTGCTCTCGGCGTCGACGCTCACGGGCAACGCGGCTACCACGGCGGCCCTTTTGGCCACGCTCCAAAGTTCGCTCGCCACTCAGGAGGCAAACGAGCGATTCCGCGCCGCCATGGCCCCTACGACTGGCGATCGCACGGTGCTACCGGCCGCTGTAGTCACGGCCTACTCGGCCACTGTCGCCAATCGTGAGCTGATCGCGCACGGCTACGCTCGTTACGTCGGGCAGTTTCCGCTTCCCGGAAGAGCCTACGTTGACCGTCCGGTCGTCGTAAGTTTTGCAGCTCGAGCGGCTGGCTCTCTGATTTCGACTGACCTCAAGCGCGTTACTGGCAACGGCCTCAATGACGGCGGCCCGTTGCCTGGCGTCATCAAGCTGTTTTTCGACGAGCGCGTGGAATCGTCGTTGCTCGACGACATCTACATCAGTACGGCGCGCACATTCGACGGCCGGCCCGGTTATTTCATCACTCAGGGCCGCATGAAAATCGCCGCTGGGTCGGACTTCACCGGCTGGCATCGGCGCATGGTCATGGACGTTGCTTGCGAGACGGCTCACTCGATCGCTGTGACGTTCATCGGGCGCGGCGTTCGCACGAACCCGGTCGTTGGCACCATCGACGAGCGGGACGCTCTCAGGTTGGAGTCTGAGGTCATTAACGCGGTCAGCTCACAGTTGATCTCGCCTCTCAACGCAGAGGGATCCGGCGGTCACGTGTCGGGTGTCAGTTACCGCATCGATCGCACGATCAACATCCTGGCAACTGCCACAATCCAGGGCGACCTGGGCATCAGGCCGCTCGGCTCGGTTGACTACATCCTCACGCGAGTCGGCTACTCGCTCAATGCTGGCGCCGAAACGGCCGGAGTCTAATCATGGCAACCTATCCCGACAACACCGGTTTCAAGTCCACCTTTTCGCGCTGCGAGTTGACCCTAAACGGCAAAATCTACACTGCCATCACCAACGTCAGTATTGACCAGCCTACAGAGCGCTCTGGGGTCAAAGGCACCAAGCCTTTCCCGATCGGCCAGACCGCTGGCACCATGGATCTCGGCGAGGGAACCATTACGTTCTCCGATGAGGCCGAGCGCATGCAGTTCATCAACGATCTCGGCGACGGCTACCGTGAGAAGCTCTGGGGCCTGACCTGGGTCATCAGGAGCGGCACTGAGACGTTCAAAACCGAGTGCGTTGGCTGCGCGGTGACCGGCAATCCCATCGACCACGGCGAAGGCGCCGACGCTCTAGGCGGAGACATCGCGTTTTCGTTTATGAGCCACAAGATCAACGGCAAGTCCCCCCACTTGCCTTGAGTATGGCCGAGAGGCCTAGGGAGACTCCGCGCGTTTTCTAACCCTTTTCGCGCCGAGAGACCTGTGCATGGAGCCCCGCTGTTTCGCCATAGTGGGGCTTTCGCATGTCCGCCGCGCGCTGTGCTACATTCGTCGCCATGGCGAATATCACTACCAAGCTCCCCAATGGGGTGCTTTTCGAGGCACGCAAACCGACCACGGCTGAATGGGATCGCTACGTCGAAAAGATTCGACGCGGTGAAATCAAGGTGGGCCAGCGTGAGCTGGTTCAGCTCTGCTCCACCTCACACACGCCCGAGGAAGCCTCCAAGCTCCTCGCGCGCTACCCCGGTGCAATCAAGCCCATTGCTACTGGGCTAGACGAGCTTGCTCAAGGCCCGGCGTGGGAAGACGACGCGTTCGTTTCGACCGAGGACGGCACGTCGATTGGCGGCGTTCTGTTTCGCGCGCCCACGCTTGAGGAGTGGGAGGCTCTCCAGGACCAAATGGAGGATCGAGACAAGAGGTGGGGAGAAATCACCCGCATTTTCCTACTCGACTTGACCGATGCGAAAGCCGACGCGACCAAGCTATTCGAAGACTACCCGGCGTGCGTCCAGGTCATTGGGCGCGAGATCGGCAAGTTGGTTGGGCAGGGCATCTCGATCACTGTAAAAAAAGACTAGACCACTGGCGCGCTGTGCGTGCGGACCGCTACCAGGTGGCGCGCGCACTCCAAGCGTTTCGCGATGGCCGTGGAGACATTTGGGATCACACGGGCGCGCTAGTGGTGGCAGACGGCCTGGACGACATGCGTGTGCTGCGCATGGTGGCTGAGGGCATGGCGGGAGTTAAACGTGGTAAAGGTGTGAGTTAATGGCAGACTCCGTCGAACTTGTTGTCGAGCTCAAGGACCACGTTTCAAGGAACGCGAAGTCCGCTGGCGCAGCGTTGGACAAGTTAGCCCGTCGCGCACGCCATGCTGATGGTCGTTTCAAGAAATTGCACGAGACGGCCGAGGGGCGCGCGAAGATGCAGGTGGCCATGGATAAAAAAACCATGGCCAGTCAGTATCGAGTCGCTAGGGCGTCCGCGTTGGCGGCTCGGAAGCAAACCCGGGCAAATCAAGCATCGACTCAGGAACTCATAAATAACGTAGGAATGGCCACCAAGGCTGCATTTGGCCTCATGGCGATCTCGACTGGCGTCGCCGCTTTTCTCGGAAAGCAGCTGTACGATACTGCAAAAAATGCGAGCATGTTGGCCAATGCTTTTGACCGTCTCACGGATGGCAAGGGGCCAGAGACGATGGAGCGAGTTACGAAACTCGCAGCAAATCTTGGTCTTGAGGTTGCGGCCACTGCTCATAATTTCGCGGACCTACTAAAACTGCAATTCTCTCCAGCGCAAGCCGAGGAGTGGATCAAGTTCGGCGCCGACATGCAGGCCATCGGAGGCACGGCAGAGAGCGTCCACGGCATCCTCAGAGCCGTTGGCCAGATCAAGGGCAAGGGCAAGCTCATGGCCGAGGAGCTTACTGGGCAGCTTGCAGAGCACGGCGTTTCCACGTCTCTAGTCAAGGACGCGGTAGCCCGCATGATGGGCATCGATCGAAGTACGGTCGATGCGGCCATTCGCGCTGGCAAGGTAAACGCCGAGGTCGGCATTGCTGCGATTCAAGAGGCGATCAACAAGAAGCTGCACCAGAAACAAGCCGGCGACACGGCCGCTGATTTCATCAAAAACACGTTCACTGGAGATCAGAAAAAACTAGAGGGATCCCTGGAGCGCATTGGCCTGGGGCTTGGGCTCATGTTCAGCAGGGGCTTTGAGGGCCAACTGAGGCAGGCCAACAGTATGAAAAAATTCGGAATCACCGATTCTTTTGCTACTGACGCGGGCTCTGACAATTTCCTGGAGAAGCTAGCGAACGATCCTTTGATCGAGCGTCTTGGTGGATTTGTCGAGGGCCTGGGAACGGCATTTGCTGAACTTTTGCCGCTGATTCTGGAAGTGGCACGCTCGTTCGTGGAGGGATTTTCGGACGGCTTCGGAATCGATGACACGGCGAAGGACACGAGAACGCTTGCGGTAATCTTACGAGACGATTTTGCTCCGGCAGCCAAGAGTGTCGGCGTGGTACTTGGGTATTTGATAAACATGGGGCTAGCCATGACCACGACGATTGCTGTTTTCTCAGCCGCTGTGGTCAATGGGATTGCCTTAATAGTTGGCGCCGTCATGAGCGTTCCTCAGATCCTGTCCGACCTAGGCGGCGCCTTGTACAACATCGGCAGGCAAGCGATCACTGGGTTCGTCAACGGCATCAAAGATACGTGGTCTAGTCTCAAAGAGAGCGCCACGGCGTTTGCTTCTGACATTCTTGGCAAGACCGACAAGGAGCTAATAATCAAATCACCTTCCAAGGCTTTTGCTTGGAGAGGCGAGATGGCCGCCAAGGGATTTCAGGTTGGCCTCGACAAGACCACTCCGGTTTTGCCTGGCGCGTCTGCCATGGTTGGTTCTGACGCGATGAAGGGCGGCGGCGGTTCCAGTTTCGGGAACTTCAGTTTTGCAATTACGGTCAACGGCGGCGGAGACGCGGAGGAAACCGGTCGCGCTGTTTTTGCCGAGTTCGAATCGAACATGACGCGCTTTCTCGGCGGCATGGTTCAGCAGGCGGGCGCATGACTTGGGCAACTGACATCGGTGAAAAAAACAAGGACGACAACGTTACGCCTGGCCCGAGCGAGTGGGATCAACTGCTCATTGCTGGGTCACCGTGTCCTGGCATCGTGACGGTGGAACTCTCCCTGTCGGCGGACATCGACAAGAAAAAGCCGAAGGGCGTTCGCAAATCTCAGGCCGTAGATCGCGGGGCGAAGCCGGCGAAGGCGCGCATCACAATTCGACTCCAGCCGAGCGAGCTGACAATCTTCGCAGAGAAAATCGTCCCGCTGCTGTTCGCCAAAGGCAAGGACGCTGCGCAAGACCCGCTCGAACTCAGTCACCCCGAACTCGAACTCTGGGGCATTAACCTTTTCATCATCGAGGATTTGACCAGCTCGCCGCCCGAGCCAGGCGGCCTCAAAGAGATTGCGTTCGCCGCGATGGAGTACGTAGCGCAACCGAAGGCAGTGAAGCCGAAGGG